TTATCTGTCATCTTTTAATTTGTATTTTATTCCAATCGTCTTTTCTTTTATCACAGCCGCAATCTTTATAGCCAAATAGTTTTGCTACCCAAGTTGCAATTCTTTTACCATAACCAAATGTTATTATGTTAATTATTTTTTCTGCTAGATCCCCTAGTCCAATCGAATTTCTCATATTGTTTTTTTACAAAATCTTTTACTTTTAAATATGTGTTTCTTAAAGATACATAACTTATATTAGTTTCTCTTTGTAGCTCTGATATTTTCTTACCGCCTGATAGTAACTCAAATATTGTAATATCATACCAGGTAAGTTTCTCTCTATAATCATTTGTAAATTCTTCTAGCTTATTAAATAACATATCTTCATCTATTGTACTTTTTTTACCATACTTAGCTAGAGCTGAACTTAAATCAAAGTTCTCACTATCAGATGTAATAATTAAATCTTTTCGTTTATTGTTGTGTTGTTTTAATCTAAGGCAAGAATGAAATATAATTTTATAGCAGTAGAAATAATTTATATCATCATCTCCATATCTAAGATCTTTACCTTTCTTTGTTAAATCATCTATCTTTAAGTATAGCTCTGAAACAATATCTTTGCAGTCGTCATCACCGCAGTTAAAAGATTTACATATCCTTAACCAATCTTTATGTTTCTTATATGCTATTTCAAGAATCACGCTTTTCTACTAAATGTAATAAATTTTTATTGTTTATACTAAACCCTACATTATTTGCTAGTGATCTAAACTCTATTGGATTTTCCATAGGTGTAGGTCTCCCACCACTATCTATTTCTTTTATTTTAATTACAGCTAAATACGTATCAGTCCAATACTCTGGATGATTTGTGTACCTGTGAAGTATTAAAAAATTATCACTTTTATTTAAAAATTTACCTCCACCTTCAGCTGATCCTGCACTAGGTGGCTGTATATATCCTTCAAACTTATGTCCGTTAGGGTGTTTATGTCTTAGTGATTCTGTTACTGCGTGTGTAATTAAATATATAGAACATTTGTTTCGTCTAGTAAATAAACGATAATCTCCCATAACTGCGTAGTCGTATTCGTGACCACCATATGTTTTCATTAACTCTTTATCTCTTATAAGTGAATTGTATGGATCTATTAATAAAGCGTGGTAATTAAATGTTTTTTTAATTTTTTCTGCTTGTCTTAATAATTCGCTAGATGTAAATGTTTCATCTATATCTATATATCTAAAGTGTTCGTGTATCCATTTAATTTTTTCTTTCCATACCTTATCTGGTATTTTATTAAATGGTAACCCTATTAAAAATTCACATAACTTTTTACTTATACTGCTTGGTTCATTCTCTGCAGAATATATTAAGTATTTTAAATTATACTTAACAGCATATAATAAAAGTAAATAAAGTAGTGTGGTAGTTTTACCTGTTGATGCGTGTCCAAGTACTACATTAAAGTTACTAAACTTAAATCTCCAGTACTCGTCTATCTCTGGTATTCCAAGTCGTAGACCTTCCTTTATCTTACCATTACGTATGTCATTCAGTCTACTTACTTGGGATTGTAAAGAAACCGTATTAGAATGGGAGTCCGTCATCGTCATTGTTGTTTCGATCAGGACTGTGTTCCTTGCTTGTTATTTCTTTGTAATTGTTACTTTCTAGTTTGCTATAAGGTTTACCAGCTTTACTTAGCATTGTAATAAATTTAAGGTAACCTTCATTCTCCTTTATATGTTTTTGTACATCAGGATCTTTTAATTGCTCTAAAAACTTTTCTACATTTAAACTGTTCTTAGATACTATAAAACTTTTTTCATTTGTGTAAGTGTAAAGTCCATTTACAAATACAGTATCAGTTTTTTGCGACATTGTTTTGTGGTTTAGTTGTTAGTAAATTATAATATGCTATTGTTACTTGTCCTATTGAACTTAGTAATTCGCTTTGTGCTTGCGCTCTTTTTTCTGTGTCTTGGAACTTTAATGTTTTTTGCCAAGCATCACTAGTTACAGTTTCGAACCCTAGCTTAGACGCAACAGATAATGCTATACTTTGTTGCTGTGTTAGAGATGTATTTGTTGTTGTACTAGTAGTTGTTGTAGCTTGATTGTTTTCTACTTTTTTCATTTGTTTACCGTTTTGAATTATTTTTTTATTTACCATTCTTTCGTTCAAAAGGTACGTAACATTATCACCTTTTGCAAATGGGTACGGTTTGTTAGATGGATAATTGAATACTGGTATATCACCATTTTTAAGTGATACTTTATATTCTTTCATTTCTGTTCCATCTTTACCAGACCAAGTTTTACCTTCTTCGATCCAGTCTATAGTTGATTGTCTGTTTTGATTTTGTGCTAAGCTCATTGTGTGTTTATTAAATTAAATTTATCTGCGTAAGCTAATAATTCTTCTAGCTCTTTTGTTTTTTGTTTTTCCTTAGATAACTCTTTTTGTAGAGATTCTATTCGTAGTCTTTGCCATTTTAATTGGTCATTCACAAAGCCATCAGCTTGTGTTTTTATTATACTTAAATCGTTTTGTGTGTACATATTTTTATAATTGTTTCCTCAAAGTTATCAAATTTTTTTTATAAAACAAATGTTTTTCTTCTAATTCGTAATTTTCTATTTTAATTGTTTGTTTAGATAATAGCATTAACTTATCTGCGGTACCCTTACCGTGTAACTCATCTATACGTTTACCATATGTATATTGATTGCCTGCAAGCCAATTATTACAATACGCACATTGCGGATAAACATTACGTTCATCATACCTAGTTACTAAAAATCTTCGTGATACAAAATGACCAGCGTGTATCTGACCACTATTCCAAATGTGTTTCTTGCCACAAGTTATACAAGTACAATACCCATTTTTATCAGCGTGTTTTCTACGTATGTATTCGCTAAACAACCTATCAATTTTTTTGATTAATTTTTGTCGCATTTTGTAAATATAAAAATTTTATTATATTATGTACAGTACTATATTGTATAAGTTAATAGTATATATTGTAATAATGTATGTACTATATTGTACTAGAGCTTTCTTATTTTTTCTAAACCTCGTGAACCGAAGTATGCTCCATAGACTAAAAGAAGTAATTGATTTATAATCGTTAGATCATATTTTAAAAAAAACCCTGTAGCATATACTAAAGTTAAAAATACTAAAGATATAGGTCTTACGTTTTTACTAAGCCAAGAATCAGACAATGCATCAGCTTCCCATCTACGGGTAACCGCATCCATCTCCTCTAACTCAATTTCAAGCATCTTTAAAGCCGTTTCTTTATCAGGCTGGGGTAATGTATCATCTTTAATGATTAAGTTCTTTAAAACGCCTAATACGCCTTTATCAGGTATTGTCTCCGCTAGACTCTGAAACACCCCCGACTTCCCTAGTAGGAACTGACCTAGTTTCGTCTCTTTGAACTTTTTTCTTTCTTTGCTCATACTTTACTTTTTTAGGTTTTTCTACTTTAGGTTCTTTAAACTCTATAAGACCTAAATTAGTATTGCGATATACTAAACCTCTATTTAAACCTTCTACATAACTACAATGTACCCAACTAGGACTATCGTCATTATACTCCCATATTAATACATCAAACTTTAAATTGTCTTTTATGTAATAGAATATATCTCTGTTAGATACATCAGTACCATCGTTGTCTATATCTATAGCTTGTCCAGTAATGTGTTTGCTGAATTTTGATCCGTTAACCATACGATTCAAATTTTCACACCTATACATACTACTTACGTAAATAGGTTTATTAAAGTGATCTCTAACGGGTTGAAATATTTTATCTGCTGTTAGCTTTAAGTTGTCTAGTATTACTCCGTGTGCTGTGTTTTCTATACGTCTACGTTTAGCTGTTTCAGATCTTATCGCTTCAGCGTATGTTAAATTTTTACTTAATTTCATTTTAATAATATTTATTCATAAACCACTTTAAGAATACTGTTGCCCAAAACATAGTTAATAATAACCATACTGTTGAGTAAATAATATAAGGTACTTGTAGCCAAAATGCATCTTTAATACCTTCCCAAATTTTATTTAAAAAGTTTTTCATAATATTTATTTTTAATAAAGTTAATTATTTTTTATTTAATAGCTGATGGATCTTTATAAGTGTATAAATTGTAGTTACTACTATTAACAATCCCTGTAGTACAGAATTGATTTCTGATATTGTCATTATTAATGTAACTATTCCTAATATTGTTGGTTCAAATCCATTCATTTTAATTTATTTTAAATGCCATATATATATAAGTATCACCTGATTTATTAAATCCATCTGTTGATGACATAGTTGAAGCATATTGAAATCCTGTTGATGTAAATGTAACATCAATATCTCCGTTAGTTACTTCTGTTTCTGCTTGACTTGATTCTGCAGCCAAAAATCTATTCATATAACCACCACTTCCACCTCTTACAGAATCTAAAATATACCAACTATATCCTGCAGTAGTTGTATTTTTTACCATTAAAAAGTCAGGTTGGAATCCTGTTGTTACAGTTAATGCACCTGCAGTTCCTGTATAACTTCCAAACTTGCTATACCCAGCTACTGAATGGAAACAATAAGCTATATAATCATCTCCACTTCCTGATAAACTTGTTCCAATATTAAATATTGTTGATGTTGGAGGTGTTGAATTAAATAAACTACCACCTGATGAACCATTATTTGTTTCAGCATCACTTGTATTTAAATTAACAAAATAATAAGCAGGATTTGCACCTCCGTTTAGGTAAGCATTATATGTGTACCAAGGACTTGTGCCAGTTAATCTTTTTGTAATTATCATTTCAGGAGCTGCTGA